TTAATGCTTCAATCAATTTATTTATTGCAATTCCTTTTTCGATATATGATTGAGTCATTAATATGTCTTCATCATATGCAGTCATATAACGCATTTCGATAGTTCCACTTCGAAGTGGATGTCCTTCGGGATACACTTTACCTTGTGAAATTAAATCAACAACTTCTGTTGCAATTCTACGTTCTTTTTGTTTAGCATCATATTGCTGATTAGCTAAATCAATTAATTGTTTGTCTGAAAGTTTGTCTGTTACTCTTGTCATGTATTTACCTTTTATAACTTTATTATAAATATCGCCGTACAGTAAAAATGGGGACGCATGTCCCCACTAATACTATTAAATATTTTGTGATTAGTAATCTAACAATGCCCAATCATATTTAAGTGTCAATGAAATTTCAACTGCTCCTTCTGTAGTCCAATCCATATCACCTTTTGATGTAGAATCAATCAATGCTCCATATACAATCCAGTGCTCAATTTTTTCTCCCATTGGTGATAGTGCATAAAATTCTAAATCTTTCTTATAATCTGATGCATATCCGTCTCTACCAGTTGCAGACTCGTGATGTAAACGAACCCAATCCATTACTGCTTGTGCACCTGATGGATTAATTGCGTCATACAATGTTATAGTAATATCATTCCAAGTAGATTTACCTTTAAGTTTTCTATCAACATTAATGTGTTGCGTAACAACTGACCCGTTTGTTATACTAGGTCTTCCAGCTGATCTAACTAGGTATGCTGGGATATCTGCAATATACATGATAAATCTATTTGTATATTTCGGTTCCCACTGAAACGCTTTGTCAAATAAATCATTATCCGTTATAGTTGGTAATGTTGGTGTTAATGCCATGTCATATCCTTGTTTATTTTAATATAAATATTACAAACAGTAAAAAAGGCAGAACCTAAATCCTGCCTTTATATTAAAAATTTGTTACTATTCTGGAAATGCTGCTCCCGTTGGCTGAATATTAAAGTCTAAAACAATAAATTCTGCCGTTTTAGTTGGTTGCAAAAATAACTGACCATACATAATATTTTGATCAATTAAATCATTTGTATTATTTGTGCTATCCATTATAACTCGGAAAGCATATAATCCTTGTTGTTGTTTTACTGATGCTAAATACGGATTCACAATATTTAAGAATTGAATTCTTGTTTGATCTGTATTTTGATCGAATACTAAAAACTGAGTTGCAGATGCAATAAACTTTTTAGTTGCAATTAGTAAACGTCTAACATTAACTCGATCTAATGCACTAGGAACAGCCTGCAATGTTTTTTGTCCCCAAACTGCAATACCAAGTGTTGCTAAATTAGCAATCGGATTAATTCTAGCATTATATAATTCTCCGCGCTGAGTAGGATTCAATGCAATATAAGTATCGTCGACACTTAAACCGCCTCTCTGTAATCCTGCCGGTGCATACCATGGTGCTTTTACGAAATCATTATATGAAATTACTCCCGGTAAAACTACAGATGGAGGAACCCACATTGGTTTTTGATTTTGTGGATTTTTTATTTTTACCCACGGATAATATGTTGCAACATAGTTATTATCAATTCCATTTGCTTGACTAATAACAGTGCTAATAGTATCTTCTAATCCAACTAAGTCATTGATATAAAAAGTATCTTGTCTATCTCTTGCAAGATTTCTAGCAGCAGCTGATACCGTTGCATGTAAGTTATCGATAATACCTGGTGTTATCAACATGTTCATATCATAGTAATCTGTATTTGATAATAATGCAAAAGCATTTTGATATGTAGTAGTACCAGTAGATGTTGCTAATTCACAATCAAATCCAAATGTATTAGATGCTTTAATATTACCTCCGCTAAACTTAGGTAAATTTGGACGAGCTCCATCAAATCCACCTTGCATTGGCATAATAAATTTACGTGTACTAACTGCTACTTTGCTAGCAAATGTGCCGGCAGTTAATGATGATTGCAACGAACCCGTGTATGCGGCTCCAATTGGGAATGCAACATCAATTGATTGTGATACATCACCTAAATAGAAATCTGCATTGCTACCAGTTGTTTGTGCTGCGATGTCAGGCGTTGCTGCTATATATACATTATTATCAGTATCAGCAAAATCAAATCCATGATAATTTTTAAAGCTATACGAATAATCAGACTGAGATGTTACATATGATGCACTCGCAAAATTTAAACTTCCTGATACAGTTGGTATTGATGATAGCGGTGCTCGGAATCCAAATGGTACAAGTGTCGAATCAATTCCATTTAAAACAGAGTCGGTAATTTCAACTCGAATATACTCAGACTGATTTTCATAATCTCCATATGTTATAATATTGGTGCCATTAAACTCTCGATACTGGTTACCAATAACTCGAGCTATGAATCTAGCAGAGTTTGGATTCAAATTAACATTAGAAAATGTTTCTAATACATCTGGATCTATATCCGTGTCATCAGAATCAATAATTGATTTATATACAGTAGATGCATTATCTTGATTCACTTTTCTAACTTCTACTGTAAATGATCCGTAATTAAATGGATCGGAAGTTTCAGTAGATAATCTAACATCTTTAATTCCAACTTTAACATCGATGTTTGCTGTATTACCATGTGATAATGTATGGAATTTAAATAAGTTAACTGGAGTGCTTCCAATTTTTTGTGATGTTACCCATGGTGTATTTGCTGTGCTATAATCATATGAAAAATCATAAGTTGGTAATACTGCTAATTCAACTGAAACATCTGCCATATTATTAAATAACGATGATACTGATTGATTTTCGTATTGAACATATACTGGATAATCTTTTCCTTTTGGATTAGTTCCAAAAACTTTTGAAAGATAATTGTTATCTGTTTGTATAATTGATGCTGATACCGGAGTATTAGTAGTTGGATACAAACTAAATGCTCCAGAAAATCCAGGAACATCTGTATTTAAATTAGCAGTATATGATCCTGATAATGAAATAGCAAATACTCCAGATGCATCGTCTGCAATACTAGAAGATTTAAATAACTCTGCTGCTTCATTAACAGCTTCTACTGGATGAAGAATATGTGTTACTACTTCAACTGCAGTTGCTCCGGATCCAGATTTTGCTAATACTGCTAATATTCCATCTGCTAAATTATATCCGTCTTCATATAGAATACGAGTTACTGTGATATTATTACCACTTTGTAAATAATTATCTACTACGAATGGAACATATGAATCATCGGTATATGGTCCGAATAGTCTGCGAAATTCTTCATTCGAAGACACCTTAGTTGGTGTCATTACGCGACCTTTAACAGTAGGTCCTACGATTGCAGCTCCAATTTCTTGTATAGCTAGTGGTAAAAATGATTGATCTTTTTCATTTGTATATACGCCAGCTCCGTTCACTGGATTGATTATACTTTCTGCCATTAAATTACTCCTATTGGTTTATTTATAAATATCAATGTTTTTTTCTAAACCGTTTCATTTTTTGATTCTGTAGAAGTAAATGTTCCTTGCTCGATATCAATAGCTCCTTCTCCGTATTTGTCTCGCATAGAATCCATTGCAGTTTTTTCTCGTTGTTGCATACGATCGAACTGAGCTAATATATCAGCTTTTTGTTGTTGGATTTGTTGTAATTGTCGGTTTAAATAATGTTCGTCAACTGCGTTTGCTGCCAATTTGTTAGAAATATCTGCATAGTTTTGCTGAATTTCTTTTAATTCTTCATAATCAGTTTTGTCTAGTTTTCGTGTCATGTATATCCTTTGTTTATTTTAATATAATAAAGAATATTTTTTTAAATTCAAACCAAACTAAAATATTAATGATTAAGGTTTAGGTAATGCTATTGATTCAACAACTCCGTAATAATTTATTTTATACTCCGTTCCATCTGCGCCCAGAACGAGTCCATAACCATTTAATGGAAGAGTACTATTAGTTGAATTTATTAATGTCCATGCTAGTGACGTTCTTGCGTCAAGTAACGCTGTAGCATCATCTAATGTATGATATTTAGAACCTTCTGAGCTATATGCATATAGTTTAGTTCCGAGTTCTAATACACTTGTAAATGCGTATAAATTCTGTAACGTGTTATTAGCTAGTTGCGTACCTCGATCATCAAATAATCGTATCGAAGATTGTAGATAATCTGTAAGTAATATTAATCTTGAAGTTTTAGTAGAGTCATCAATTCTTGTTGTTATATTATCTCTTGAAGTTTCAATTTTAGATAGCTCACTTGTTTCAGTAGACAATGCTGTATTTATTGCATCAGTTGTAGTTATTGTAAATAAATTTGCATTATCTCCGACAACTGCCGAATTAACTTGAGTTTTAATTGTATTTTTAATTATTCGGTTAATTCCTTGTATTCTAGTAGTTTTATAATTTGAGTCTGCTAAAGAATCAGTACATATGCCAGTTAAATCATCAAGTAAAGATGATTCAATTGTAGATTCTAAGCTAGTAGCTAAATTAGTAATTAATTCTTTAGGTTCAATAACTTCAGTTGTAACAAACGATCTTATACCAATATTACCAGTACTGCCAAAATATTTGTATAGATTTATTTTAGCTTGTTTATTAGTCGATGGTGTTGTATATGATGTAGATTCTAAATTTCTTGTTAAAACGGCGCCGGCTTCTGCTAGCGAATCTACAAAAGTTGTAAATGATTGCATTGCTACAGAACTATCATCATTATCTTCAATTGTTTTTTTAATATAATCGCCGTTTAATGAATCTTTTGTTATACCAGCAAATCCATAGTCGGTAGCAATATCAATTACGTTGTCTAACGCTTCATCATATGATGCTGCTTCAGTGTCATAAAATGCTAATGTAGTAACCGGACATATTACTTTAACTGTGTCTGTTATATATCCTTTTAGTTCGCCTTCATATGGCAATCCAGTTATTGAGTCAGTGCCTCCTGTTATTGTTATTTCATCTGATTCAGTTAATATAAAAGGAAATGTAAACTCTCCTAATGCATTTGTAGTTACAGAAGTTCCACGAGCAGTTACAGTTGCACCATTTAATGGTCCATCGGCACCAATACCGCCGCTACTAGCACCATTCGAATTTCCAGCTACAATTTGTTGTCCTAAAAACCAATTTTGTTCTGCTAATCGTTGTTGTTCCCAAGCAAATCTTTTTTTTTGTTCGGATAACGGTAATAATTTAATATCTTCTCTTTTTGAAAATGTTTGCCAATTTAACATATTTAAATTCCTATTTTATTAATAAATATTAAAACATTAAAAACATATTACCAGTTGCTGTTAAAGCCACTGTTATATCTGCATCTACATATGTGCTAGTATTACCAACTGATATACCCACAGACACATTACCATGTCCTCCTGATCTTCTGGTTTCCATTTCTAGTCGTAAACGATCACCACTATTCCATGTTGTAGATAGAGTTAATGTTTCTGTTTTTACCCCCGTTGTTGAATAAGTAGACCCATATGAAGATGCTGCTTGAACTACGTTACTACTATCCACTCGAGCTATTCTAAATCGATATTCAGCAGTTCCACCTATACTAGAAACGTTTACTGAAATATCAAAGCTACTATCTGAAACTGTAGTATCAACGGTTTGCTGCCATGCTAAGTTAAGTGCAAAACTAGTTGATGAATTGTTATTTGATAAATTGCCAGGGGTTCCGATTGTTTCATCTAAATCATAAATATCTCCACCAGTACCTGGATTGGTTTGGGTATTATTTGCATAAAATCTTACTATACTCATAACAATCCTATTTGTTGAGCTTCGGCATCTGAAATCATAATACCCGTTAATATGATAGCATTATTAGGAGCTGCAATTTCGCCGTCAAATACATGCTCCGTTTCCCAAGTATATTTACAACTTTGTAGACCTACATAAATTACCTCTTGATACCCAGCTTCGAGTCTTGCTTGTTCTTCTTGCTCTGCTAAACTTCCAGTATTATTAAATGCACCATAGCTTGAGCCAGATAACCAATAATTATCATACCCGTTTAGTGTGTGTGAATATGAGCCTGATGTTACGATTAAGCTAATTACATTATCAGTTGGTAGTGTATCAAAGCTCTGTTGCGATGAACTAATATAAGTTAAAGGCAGACTGCCCGAGTAATATGCTACTTTCCATTCCATATTATACTTGTTCTGTTACTGCTACAACATCCCACGCTGAATCTGTTGAGTTATATATACAACCTAAATACAATGTTTTACCTGCTGTTGTTGTGGTAGGTAAAGCAACACCAAAAGCTCGGTATATGGCATTGTAAGCTAATGATTGGGCTCCTCCGTTGTCTTCTATTCTTATAGTTAATTTTTGTCCTTGTACTGGGGTTCCTGTTGGGGCACCAAATGTGGCTCCTACTGCAAGTGCTGTTATAATATATAAATCTGTTGTATCTGCATTTGGTGTAGGAGTTGCAGATGAAGCTATTGAGGTTACACGCGGTTGTATTACTCCGTCTATGTTTGAAGCTTGAACATAGGATGCAGTTGCTGCAGTAGTGGATGAAGTTGATGTTGCAGCATTCCCGGTTATATCAATTCCCCATGTGCCAGTTGCATCGGTTCCATCTGTAGCAGGGGCGCCCAATGTATTATAAGATATTGTTCTAGCTGCAGCTCCATCAAATGTTGTTCCTGATGCGTCTCCAGAACCGCCGTTATTAAATGTTACGGCATTTGATACTTGGGTAGCAGTAGTTGCATTGGTTGCATTTGAAACTGTGCCATCTACTCCTGATCCTAGGATGTAAGAAGCTGTTTCTGCAGATACAACCGATCCAAGTAGTGTTTGTGCTGTTAAAGCATATGAAGAAGTTGTTGCAAATGAGGAGGTACCATCAAATGTTGCTGAGCCCAAGGTACCAAAGTTTAATACTGTTGCACCAGTTGTATCTTGTAAAAATCTTTTAGTAGTGCTATAATTTATAGCAGCAACATTATTATTATCTGAAAGTATACGGGCATCATAATTTATACTTTGGCTTGCATTTGTATCATATAATAAACTAGTGCCCCAATCAATTGAAGGGGTTCCTCCGGTTGGTCGGGTAAGTGTAGTTGAGTCTGAGTCTAAGGTTATGTTTCCAAATCTATCATGTAAGACAGTTCGTCCTTGAATATAGTTAGCTATATTACTTCCAGATACGGTTAAACTGCCAGTAATTATTACATCTTGTGTTAATGGATTAATGTATGATGCAGTGTCTGCATAAGATGCAGTAATTGAATTTTCCGACCAAGATGAAGTTCCAACTAAACTAGAAGTTATTCCTCCAAAAGTTACTTGATCTGTAGTACCTAGATTTTGATTTATCGTATAAGCAGTAATGTTATTTGCATTACCTAAAATATTTCCATCTACATTAGCACCATTTACGTATGAAGATGTTTCAGCATTTAACACACTCATTGAGGATGTCTGCGAAACTAGTACATATGATCCTGTGGCAGAATTTAATGATGAAACTAAATTGTCAGCATATGTTTTATTAGTTGCATCAGTTCCAGCAGTTGGAGTAGCTACACTAGTTATTCTTTTGCTCGAAACATCAACTGTACCCGATCCTGATGGTTCTAAGATTATAGTACCATTTGTATCTAACGCAGATATCGTGTTAACATCCATCTTCAAGTTATCAACTTCTAAATATCCATTGGCAATTTCCACGTTAGCTATTGGCGCAAAAGTACCTGCAGAATTTTGTGTTCGTCCACCATAAGTATCAATTGGAGCTCCATCATTAGCATATGTTGCTACACGAAACCACTGACTCATATGACTTACTAGATAAGCACCTTCAGGTTGATAATGTAACATCATTCCGTGCCATACTGCTGGATCTGGAATACTACCTGATTGTGCTGCGGTATATAAATTACTGTATAATAATTTACCATTTATTCCGGTAACTACTGAATCGGTATCTACTGGGTCTGGATTTGATACTTCTAGTGCATATGCCGGACTACTATCATTGATTCCTAAACGTTGATTGGTGTAATCAAATACTAAACTACCTGTTCCTAAAAATGTGCTACCGCTATTAATTTGCACATATGTATCTGCTCCACCTGGTGTATTTATTACTCCATCTAATTGAGAGCCATCACCAACAAATGAACCAGTAAAGAAACTGGCTGTTACATTGGTAACATTGATATTAGTCGGTAATCGATCATTTGTTAGTGTTCCTGTTGTAATATTTCCTGCATCTATATATGAAGCTGTTTGAGCAGTTTCGACATAGCTAGCTGTTGATGCATAACTTGCAGATTCAATACTTCCAAGCAATGTTTCAGCTACAAGTGCATATGAAGCAGTTAATGCATTATCTGCATATGATGCTGACTCTATGCTTCCAAGCAAGAATGAAGCAGTAAATGCAAATGATGCTGTTTCTATACTACCTATCAATGTTTCTGCGGTTAATGCATATGATGCAGTTACTGCAGTGTCTGAATATGATGCTGATTCAACTGTTCCTAACAATGTTTGTGCCGTATCAGCATATGATGCCGTTACTGAATATGAAGATGATACAACGCCAATTAGTGCAGATCCAGTACCTACAAAGTTTGTAGCAGATAAAGTATTTGTCGAAGGATTATAATTTAACTCTCCATCGGTATGTATAGGCATTCCTGCACTACCATTACTTGTTCCAAATATAGGATAATATGTTGCATCTGTCGATTCTGCAGAAGCACTTACTACGGATGCTGTTAGATTAGTTGCAGTATCTACATATCCTTTTGTAGCTGCATCTGTTGATGTAGTTGGGGTAGCTAAATTAGTAATTTTTTTGCTAGAAACGTCTACTGTTCCGGTGCCATTTGGTGTTAATATAATATTACCATCTGTGTCTTGGGCTGAAATTGTATTACTTAACAATCTCAAATTGCTTACTTGCAAGTAATTACCTGCTCCTGCTATCGTGAATGTACCGGCGTTCATTGTAGCATCAGCAATAATATCTAAATTATCAGAGTTGGTTCGATCGTAGCTAGCTAATTTGTTCCAACCTCCTGCTCCAACGTGTGCATAATATGCTAATCCAGTGCCATGAACGTGAGCAAACATTCCGTGATGTGTTGCAACTGCAGGTAAATCTACTTCGTTGTTAAACACGTTTCGGAAATACACAATTCCATCTACGTCTAGATCATTACCATCAAATGTTAACTTGTTGCTTCCGGCAAGAATACCATTGTTGTTGTATATTATTTGCTCGTCATTACCGGGTGCTATTAAGAATGATGCAGTTTCAGCTGTTTGAACATAACTTGCAGTTGCTACACTCATTGAGCTGGTTTGTGAAGCTAATATATATGAACTGGTTGCATTGATTAACGTGTTAATGTTGTTTTCATTACCAGTTATTCTTGTAGAGAATGATGCAGAATCTGCAGTAAATGCTCCGCTAATATCCGTTGCAATTTGAGCACTACTTGATATTATTCCAACAGGCACATCAGTTATGCCAGTATATGATATTTGAGCAGAGCCAGATACTAATGTTGGTTTATTATTTACATTACTATATTCTACTGATTCTGCGGCAGATGCTAAAGTTGCAGTACCTGTTATATTTGCAACTGTTAATGTATTTGA